CGGTGACAACTCCTATGATGGGGAGAAACTTAAACTCCTCGTACATGATGAATCAGGGAAATGGGAGAGACCGAACAACATACTCAACAACTGGAGGGTCACCAAAACAACGCTAAGACTAGGTAGTAGAATAATTGGAAAATGTATGATGGGATCCACCTCTAACTCATTAGACAAAGGTGGTGGAAACTTCAAGAAACTATATAGAGATTCTAATGTAGTTAAAAGAAATAGGAATGGTCAAACGAGTTCAGGTCTTTACAGTCTTTTTATTCCTATGGAGTGGAATTATGAAGGGTTTATTAATAAACATGGATACCCAGTTTTCGATAATCCTGAAACAGAAATCAAAGGACCTTATGATGAAATTATAGACATAGGAATACTTGAACATTGGCAGAATGAAGTTGATGGTTTAAAGAGTGATCCTGATGCTTTAAATGAGTTTTACAGACAGTTTCCTAGAACAGAGGAACATGCATTTAGAGATGAGACTAAAAACAGTATATTTAATTTAGCTAAAATATACGAACAGATAGATTATAATGAAGGAGTTAATAATAGTACTTCTATAACTTCTGGTAATTTTCAATGGGTTAATGGTATTAAAGATTCTAAAGTTATTTTTTATCCAGATAAAAAAGGTAGATTTAATATTAGTTGGATACCACCTTCTCATTTGCAAAATAAAGTTTTACAAACCAACTATGGTAAAAAACCCGGTAATGAGCACATAGGTGCTTTTGGTTGTGATAGTTATGATATATCAGGTACGGTTGATGGTCAAGGATCTAAAGGTGCTCTTCATGGATTAACTAAGTTTTCTATGGAAGACGCACCACCTAATCATTTTTTTCTAGAGTATATTGCTAGACCTCAGACCGCTGAGATTTTTTTTGAAGATGTTTTAATGTCATTAATATTTTACGGAATGCCTATTCTAGCTGAGAATAACAAACCAAGATTATTATACTACATTAAAAGAAGAGGTTATAGGGGATATTCAATGAATAGACCTGACAAGATTTGGAATAAGTTATCAACTACAGAAAAAGAAATAGGTGGTATACCAAACTCTAGTGAAGATATAAAGCAAGCACACGCTGCAGCTATTGAAATGTATATACAAAACCATGTAGGCTCAAAGCAGGATGGTAATTATGGGAATATGTATTTTAATAAAACATTAAATGATTGGTCTAGATTTGATATAAACAACAGGACAAAATTTGATGCATCAATAAGTAGTGGTTTAGCAGTTATGGCTTGTAACAGAAACTTATATGCACCTAGTGTGCAAAGAGAAAAACAAAAAATAAACATTGGATTTGCTAAATATAAAAATCAAGGCATGGCATCTAAAATAATAAAATAACAATATGGCGGATTCAACTATTAAGAATTATTTTCCTAGTCAAGTAGTAAGTGATCTTGAAAAGATGAGTGCTGAGTATGGTCTTAAAGTAGCTAGAGCTATAGAAAGTGAGTGGTTTTATGGAAACTCTAGTAGCCAAAGATTTAAATCTAATTCTGATAATTTTCACAGATTAAAATTGTACGCTAGAGGAGAACAATCTGTTCAGAAATACAAGGATGAATTATCTATAAACGGTGACTTGTCTTATCTTAACTTAGATTGGAGACCTGTACCTATAATACCAAAGTTTGTAGATATAGTCGTTAATGGTATTGCTGAAAGAACTTATGATATAAAAGCTTTTTCTCAAGATCCTTATGGAATCAGTAAAAGAACTGAATACATGGATGAAATATTGAAAGACATGAGAACTAAAGATCTCAATGAACTTTCAAAACAAGCTTTTGGATTAGATCTTTCAACAACTCCAGAAGACAAACTTCCAGACTCAGAGGAAGAACTTGCGTTGCACATGCAACTATCTTATAAGCAAGCTATAGAAATAGCAGAAGAGCAAGCAATAAACGTTTTGTTTGAATCTAATAAGTATGAACTTACAAAGAAAAGATTTTTTTATGACTTAACTGTATTAGGTATTGGTTGTGTTAAAAACACATTTAATACATCTGAAGGTGTAAAGGTAGATTATGTAGATCCTATGAACTTGGTTTACTCTTATACTGAATCACCTTACTTTGAAGATATCTATTATGCTGGTGAAGTAAAAACAATACCAATAAATGAATTAAAAAAAGAGTTTCCAAGATTAACAAACGAAGACTTAGAAGAGATACAAGATCAACCAAATACAGCAGCAGTACCAAACAATAGATCCTCTTACGATAAAACTGATAACAATCAGATTGATATACTTTATTTTAATTATAAGACGTACATGAACGAAGTGTACAAATTAAAACAAACAGGTTCTGGTGCTGTTAAAGTTATTGTTAAAGATGATTCTTTTAATCCCCCAATAGAAGTCTTAGATTCTAACTTTGAAAAAATATCTAGATCCATTGAAGTTCTTTATGAAGGGGTATTAGTACTTGGAACTAAAAAACTAATAAAATGGGAGATGGCATCTAACATGATGCGACCAAAAAGTGACAACTCTAAAGTAAAAATGAATTACGCTATTGTAGCTCCTAGAATGTATAGGGGTCGCATAGAATCTTTAGTTGGTAGAATAACTGGATTTGCTGATATGATACAGCTAACTCACCTTAAACTTCAACAGGTTATGTCAAGGTTAATTCCTGATGGAGTTTACTTAGATGCTGATGGTATTGCTGAAGTTGATTTAGGTAATGGAACTAATTACAATGCGCAAGAAGCATTAAATATGTTTTTTCAAACTGGTAGTGTTATAGGTAGGTCTTTGACTTCTGACGGAGATATGAATCCGGGTAAAGTACCTATTCAGGAAATATCAAGTGGTAATGGTGGAGCTAAAATGCAATCATTAATAGCAAACTATAATTATTACTTACAAATGATTAGGGATGTCACTGGATTAAACGAAGCTAGAGATGGTAGTACACCAGACAAAAACGCTTTAGTTGGTCTTCAAAAAATAGCTGCAGCAAACTCCAACACAGCAACTAGACACATATTACAATCAGGTTTATTTTTAACGTCTGAAACCGCTGAATGTTTATCCCTTAGAATATCTGATATAATAGAACACTCCGAAACAAAAGACGCTTTTATACAAAGTATAGGTGTTCATAACGTAGCTACATTAGAAGAATTAAAAAACTTACACATACATGATTTTGGTATATTTTTAGAGCTTGAACCAGATGAAGAAGAAAAAGCCATGCTTGAGAATAACATACAGGTGGCTGTAGCTCAGAAAGGTATAGATCTTGAAGATGCTATAGACTTGAGGTTAATAAAAAATGTAAAACTTGCCAATCAACTTTTAAAAGTAAAAAGAAAAAAGAAGTTTGAAAGAGATCAACTAGCTACTCAACAAAACATTCAAGCACAAGCACAAGCAAATGCACAAGCGCAACAAGTTGCAGCACAAGCTGAAGTTCAAAAACAACAATCACTTGTTCAAATAAATAGTCAGATGGAGCAGTTAAAATTTCAACTAGAAGCTCAAAAAATGCAACAAGAAGTTTTTGCTAAAAAAGAATTAATGCAACTTGAGTTTCAAATGAACATGCAATTAAAACAAATGGAGGTCCAATCATTTAAAAACAGGGAAAAACAAAAAGAAGATCGTAAAGATGAAAGAACAAAAATACAAGCATCTCAACAGTCTGAATTAATTGATCAAAGAAAAAACGAGAAACCACCTAAAAACTTTGAGTCATCAGGTAATGATATACTTAGTGGTAATTTTAACTTAGGTAGTTTTGATCCTAAATAAAAACAATAAATAAAACAAAAATAAAATGAGTATAAACTTTGGAACAGGATATGACTTCGGGCAAAACGGATCTATATTTACTAACGCAGCTACGCAAGTAGTTCCCCCATCTGATCGTAAAATATTAGCAATACAGTTTTTATCTGATACTACTTTTGATGAACTATCACCAGAAAATGGTACTGCTGGAATTTGTGTTGGAGATGCTTCAAATGAAAAAGGTGCAGGATCAACTGCAACACCTAACGGAACAAGTGCGTCTGGTGGACAAATAATTAATGCAGGTGGTGATAGTAATTTAACAGTTTTTCCAAAAGGTCTTACAATATTTGGTCGTTGGGATAGCTTTACTATTGATGCTGATACTGATGGTGGTGTAATCTGTTACTTAGGATATTAATGCCGGGTTTAGGATTAAGTGTAAATTTATCGGGAAGCATTATCTCATCAGGTGTCTCAATAGAGGACTACATGTGGGAACTTGTTGGTGGAGAGCTTCAGTCATTAAACATAGGTTATGACTTTAATGACACTTGGGATCTTGATAGTAACAGTGATATTATGCCTGCATTAGTACCTAAAGAAGAGGGGTATTATGAGGTGGACGCTAACGGAGATATACAACCAAAATAAAACAATAAAACAATGGCAATAACATATACATGGGACACAAAAACTGTAGACACCTACCCAACAAAAAGTGGTGAATCAGATGTAATATTTAAAGTATACTGGCAATTAAAAGGTGTGGATGATACTGAAGAATT